TAAAATGGATAAAGGATTAGTATTCTTATATGACGGATCACTTAATGACCTCAAAGTACCAGGCGCGATACAGCAAGCTGTTGAAGGATCAGAACTTTATGGATTACCGATCATGGTGTTCGCTCATGGGTTTGCTGATGTTGTTATCGAAGCTTTCGGTAAATCCACAAAAGGCGGATATACCGTAGTCCCTGTTAAAACACCTATGTCTGGGGTTGCTAACTCAAGATCTTCTTTTCTATTAGATATGGCTGCATATACTGGAGGTACTGTATATGATCCAGGCACAATTGATCGCTTTATTGAAGAAGATGGAGGATCTGGCTTTGGTACTTTCGATAGCGCGAAAGTTGGGATGTACGAATCTGTCGTTCAAGCAATCCCTGACAGTGATAAAATTGACAGCCGCATTGCTGAACTTAAACACCTCATGGATATTAGTCCTAGCGATTTTGACAAGATGCATATCAAAGCTGCTATCGGAAAGCTTACTGGCGGTATTTCTACTATATGGGTTGGCGGTGGCTCTGAGCTTGAAGCTAGGGAAAAAAGAGATAGAGTAGAAGATGCCGTTGAGGCAGTTAAGTCTGCTATTGCAGAAGGTATTGTTCCTGGTGGTTGTGCTGTTCAGTTAGCACTATCTCATATTATTGATGAGATGCCAGATAAAAAACCTTCTTATCAAATTATGGTTAGAGCTTTAAGAGAACCTTTTAGTCTTCTATTGAATAACTGTGGTGAAAATATTGAAGATGTTTGGCCTCTACTAGAGGAACAATATAAATCATCAAATGGTCTTCCAAACAAGATCTTTGATGCTCAAGCTCACGAAATCGTTGAGCCTATGGAAGCCGGAATTATTGAACCTGCTAAAGTTTGCCGTGTAACTATTGGTAATGCTTTATCAGTTGCTACTTTATTGACCACATTAGGTGGTATTGTTGTTGCTCCTCGCAATGCGAGCTTAGAACAACAATTGGAGCTCTCTAAGAGTGCATTTAAAGATATGATGTCTGGAGCAACTGGACATGTTGGACAGGAGTAAAGATGAAGAAATATTTAATCGGTCTTGCATTGTTGTTAGTGGTAGGTTTTTCTGCTTATTATTTAAAGAATAGATGTGAACAACCAAATGGACAGCAATTGCAACAAGCGGTTTTAAAATGTTATATGATAACACTTGATAAAGCAAGTAACATAACTAAGCAAGAACTTTGCACTGTACTTGGTAAAGACAAAGATTGTCAACTCTTTGAACAAGATAGACCAGCGGTAGAAAACATATTTAAGAACATCTTTAAAGAATGTGTTGAGAATGATTTAGGTAATCAAAATTTATGCATAGATAAACTGGAGCTTTAATATGAACTCTATTGAGTTATTGAAGAATGAATATATTAAGGGTACTCTAATATTGATTTTAGGTATTACAATCGGAGTACTCTTCTACCCTACAAAAAAGATAGAGGAAAAGCTTTCAATAACCCATAAAGAAGAGATTGTTAAGTTAAAGGATGAATATTCTCAAGAGGTTCAAAAACTATCTCAAGAGTTAGATGTTCAGGTTAAAGAGAACAAAGAGTTACATATCTCAACTGAGAAGAAGATCAACTCTTTAACTTCTCAAATATCTGAATTAAAGTCTAAGCAAAAAGTATCAACATATAAGCTTGTTAAGCCAGATGGAACTATAGAAGAAAGAACTTTCAGTGAGAGTGAAGTAGATCAATCTACAAGAACTGTAACTAAAATTCAAGAAGAATTTAAACAAAAAGTTGACTCTATTGAAACAAAATGGTCAAAAATACATGAACAAAGGGTTTCTGAGTTAAAGAAACAGTTTGATTCTAGAGAGCAAGAATATAAAAAGCAAATTGATACTTTAGAGAAAAGTCGAACTGTAACTACAAATGAAAAAAGATTTGGCGTTGAGATTGGTGTAAAGAATAATAAAGATTATTACGGGCATGCCACTATGGATGTATGGGGACCAACTTTTATAGGTGTTCATGGCGACTATAGTGAAGAGAATAAAAATTCTCAATTAGGTGTTGGGATCGGTCTGAAGTTCTAATGAAACGCTGGCTCATGTTCCTTTTTATTGGTTTACCTATACAATTAATAGTTTATGCTCTATACCCACTAATATATGGGTATTGGCGTTTTAAGGTTTATAAAAAAGTAGATCAAAAACTAAACCCAACTCATGACCAAGTCCCTGAAGGGACTGGAACATCTTCTTTATTTAATAATTCATTATTAGATAATAGTGACGATCATGGCGCACTATCTATGTATGGTTTTATTAATAAAAATGGGCTAGAATTACTTCAACAAGATGGCAATTTCATTAGAAAAAGAAACGCAGATAATTCTATAAACAGACAAGCTGTATCTGGGGATGTTGTAGTAGCTTGGTGTTTCGCTAATGCTCTTGCAAATGTAAAAGTAAATGATTCTACTTTAAAAGATTTAACAGATAACTACATTAAGAATCTAGGAACACTATCTTACGATTCTGTAGCTAATGGTTATGTTTCTGCTAGATGTAGTAATTTTGGTGTTAATTTAGCTAAAGATTCAGGTTTTGTAGGGTTATCTCAACCTACAGCAGGTCCACAATTCTACACTAACTGTGCATTATTTGCTTCTGCATATCATTTAGGTTTTAAATATAAATTTATATTTTGGGCCCATTGGTTATTAATGGGTGGATGGTATTGGGCTTTTGCACCTGTTTTATATCCAGATTATGATTCTCTATGGTATGTTAGAGATATAACAATGAAAGCTCTATATGTGAATCTACAGGTATTTGGTCCAAGATGGTGGATAACTAAACCAATGTTATTTATAACAGATAAAACATGTACCCACAATAATGACTTATTCAATGCGATGTTAGGTAGAGATATAAATGATTTGCCGGCAGCAATGGATTGTTTCTTTTCTCAAAGAGGTGATGCGTCATCTAAAATTAGTGATCGCATGAGTGCTTATATACCGGATGCTATCCGAAAGATTAAACAAGAGACTAAGTATAAGGACTAACTTTAACTATACTATGTGGTCTCTTATAAAAGAGGTAATAGATGCCTAAGTACATTTTTTTATGTAAATCTTGCTCAACAAAGACACACAAGTATGTGCCAACAACTGTTGAGCATGTTCCATGTGTTTGTGGTGAGCAAATGGATCGTGAGTTACCAAACACGAACTCACCCACTGAAGTGAGAGAATTAGTTGATCCATTCACTAATGTGACATGGGGTAAAGACCATGAAGCCGTAATGAAGCAGAGAAAAGAAGATTATTTCTGGGAAGTTGAAGTACCTAGATTAGTGGAGAAATACTCTACTGAGACATGCTTAGAGAATGGCTGGCTAATATACAACGATAAGGGTGAACTTATAATAAATAAGCCCCCTAAAAAGCGTTAGTATAATTCGTAAATGCGAGTACTTTCATTAGAGATACAAAACATTTTGTCCATTGAGAATACCTCTATTCAATTTGAGGATAAAGGATTGGTCCTAGTAGAGGGATGGAATTATGACACACAAAGAGCTAATGGCGCTGGAAAAACAGCTATATTTAACTGCTTGTCGTTTGCTCTATACGATAAGCTACCTAGAAAAATTACTGCATCAGAAATACTTAGACGGGGATGTAAAACAGGATTCGTTAGATGTAGCGTACTATGTGGCGAAGATACATGGACAGTTCAACGAACAAGACCAAAAGGCGTTGAATTCTTTAAAAACGGAAATAAAGAAGAAATCACTCAAGCCACTTTTGAATCAAAGCTTAGGTTATCTTATGAGCAATTCTTACTCACGATCTATACCCCTCAAGCTAATTCTAGAGAATCCTTAAGATTCCTTAATGCAGCTGATGCGGGAAAGAAGGAGTTTCTTCTTCAGCTTCTCAACCTTAATTCGTTTTCTGGAGTCAAAAAGTTAGCTGATGATAAGGTAAAGCAAATTCAAGCATCTATTGATTTAAACTTAAATAAGTTCAATAACACTAAATCCAAGATATCGGCCTATGAAGAGTCACTAGTTGATGAGGCAGGGGTCTCTGAGGAGATTGCTGCTCTTAATGCTAAAGGATTAGATTTACAGTCTAAGCTTTTAGAATACTCTAATGTTACAAAACCAGATCTTTCTCAATTCTTAAAATTAGAAGATGGTTTGAGATCTAAATTAAACGAGATACTTCAAGCAAAGACAAAGAAATCTATGTTACATGATAGGTATCGTGAAGTTTCTGCCGCAATCCATGATTACGATGCAGATAGAGCTTGTAGCGAATGTGGTGCTTCTTTAGATACAGAAGAAGCGAGAGTTGCACATAAAGAATCTCAATTAAAGCTAAAAACAAAGCTTATCGATCTAAAGGAGCAAATTGATGCTTTAGATGAGATTTGTAGTAAAGAACCCTCTATCAAAGAGATGTCTTCTAAGATTAAAGATAAGAAGAATGCTCAATCTGAGGAGTATCAGAATGCAGCTATTCAGATTGCTAACATTAACTCATTGATAAGTAACAATAATATTAAGATTCAGTCTATTTCTTTAAAGCTAGCAAATAATAAAAAATTAATGAATAAAATTAAAGAGTTAGAGATCGAATGTGACAAATACACTCAAGATTTATCACGAGACAAAAAGGACTTAGAACTCTATAAAACACTATCCCAATTCTATTCTCCTACTGGAGCTCAGGCTTATGTACTAGATTCTATAGTGGATTCATTTAACGAAGTGGTTCAAAAATATATAGACCTGATGGCACCAAACATGAGTTACACTTTAAACTCATTTAAAGAGACCGCTAAAGGTGAAGTTGTAGCTAAATTCTCTGAAACCCTAATAAAGGGTAATGAAGAAGTTTCTGTGGGATCTCTATCAGGTGGAGAAGAGAAAGGTCTATCTCTATGTGTTGACTTCGCCCTTCTAGAGGTCCTAGAAACTCAATTTGGAATGAGCCTTAATCCTATCATCCTAGATGAACCATTCGATGGTCTAGATATTGCTGGGCGCGAAATAGTTATTGAACTGTTAGAACAGATAGCTCAAAGGCGTCAAATATTTGTTATAGATCACTCTAGTGAAGCTAAAGCAATGTTTTCTAAAGTGGTTAGGGTAGAACTAAGAAATAATGTCTCGACAATTAAGACAGAGTCGTGATAAGATTAAACTATGGAAGAATTAATTAAGAAATTAAGTCAATTGACATCTTTATTAAAGGCTATAAAGAAGCCTTCAGTAGGTCAGGGACCTTCTCTTCCAACTATACCTGGTATAAAGCAACCAGCGCCTCCATCGATCAATCCAGGTAAAAGTGCAGCTCCAAAGATAAGTTCTGGAGTTGGCCCTGATTCAAAAAAGGACCCTAAGAAAGTAGCAGAGCAGATCAATAATGGATCTATGTCGACTAAGACTCAAAAAGTCATGTTGAAAGCTGATACTGGTCAATGGTACTTAAAAGACGAAGATTAGTATAATTCCTGCATGGCAGCAGGTAAAAAGAAACCCCCCTTCAATCAAGAGATGGCAATAAGAGGAGCAAATCGTAGATTATTTGCTAGATCTCCATTAGTTATAGACAAATTAAATGAGTCTCGCCAAGAATTCCCAAGATATAAAAAAGATGGAACATTAGCAAAAAAGCCATGGGTTAAGCGCCAATGTGAGGTGTGTGGTTCATGGGTTAGCTCTACTAAAATAGCTATAGATCATATAGATCCAGTGGTCCCACCAGAAGGCTTTCCTGCTCATTTTGACCTATGGGACAGAATTACATTATTTCTAAAAAGATTATGGTGTGATAAATCTAATCTACAAAGAATCTGCGATGAGTGCCACGATAAGAAAACATACTCAGAGCGAATTGATAGGTTATTGAAGAAATATGAAGATGAACTAGACCTAATAGAAGGTGAAATTGATAAGACAATGAAGTCTGAATCTTTTAAAACTAACTCTAAACTTTATATAAAAGGTTGGAACAAAGAGTTGTCTAAATATACGGCCAAGAAGAAAACTATAGGATTAGAATCCGTGGTACAAAGAGCCCAGAAGATAAAAGATCTTATAAAACAAAAGGAGTAAACATGTCTGATAACAAAACTTTGAGTAAAGCATTTGTAGATAATAATGAGGATGTATCGGAAGATTATGCTGGTGAGCAGATCGTTATCGCTACACAAAAGATTCGTGAAATCGAACAAGAACGCGATGCCGATGAAAAACTAACTGCTGCAAAACAAATTGTTAAAGATATTAACGCAGCATATACTAGTGCTATTAAATATGAGCGTGCTAAAATCAACTTCTTCCTCGAGAAGATTGCTGAGATTCATAACGGTGAAGTAAACCCTACTTCAGGTGCTAACTCGTAATAGTGATATAATACTTAAAGCCCCAGAGCTTGGGGCTATTGCTTTTTGGAGGCTTTATGAGCTTAAAGACAGATTATTTTGATGGCACTACCGGTTTACAAGCAAAATGCAACGATGCATTTGATGCTGGTGTTACTTTTATTGGAGTAACTAATTTATCAACAATTAGTGCAGCGTTGATTAATGCAGCAGCTGCTGGACAAACTCAATTCACTGTAACTATTATTACAACTTATCAACCATCGTTTTTAAGAGGTAATAAAGGTGACAACTTAATTCTTAAATCTTATTTAGCAGGAATTAAGAAAGGTTTAGCTGACCAGGATATTTACGATTTCGAGTGTACTCCTTCTCTAAATGTATCTGATTCTGTTGATACTAAAATTGATCTTAAGTTTAATTTCCAAACTACATAAGAGTTACAACACAATTAACTAAAAAAGAGGCTGCACAACGCAGCCTTTTTTATTTTGTATAATTCGTGTATGAAAAACGCACGAAAACTCGTAAATTATTTGTGGCTTGATGGCGAAACCACTGGTTTAGATCCACTCAAGAATGATATCATCCAACTCGCATGCGTACCTGTAGTTGGTGGCATTGAGCAATCAAAAACCTTTAATCAGTATTGTCAACCAATCAATTGGAATGATATTGATCCAGGTGCTTTAGCTGTAAATGGTATAAAAGAAAGCCAACTTAAAGGCTTTCAAAAGCCTCATGTTATGGTTAATAATCTAGTAACCTATTTAAAACAATTTGGTTGTAAATTTACTATTGCTGGTTTTAATGTTGGTTTCGATAAAGATTTCTTAGCATCTTTATTTAAAAAAGTAGGTAGAGAAGAAGAGTATTTTCAATTATTTACTAGTGATATAAGAGATACTTATAAAAGAGCAAAAACTTTAAAGAGCCAATTGCAGACAACTAATCTTAAATTAGCAACTCTAGCAGAACACTTTAATATTTCTATTAATGCACATGATGCACTATCTGACATACAAGCAACAATAAAATTAGATAAGATTTTATCTGAGATGATGGGTGAAGTTGAAGTATTCATTGCTGAAGAGCATGAAATGCTTGATGTTTCATTTAAAGAACCAGCGCAATTGCATGTACACTCAATGTTCTCTCATACTGATTCACTTAATACTGTCAGTGACTGGGCAGAATGGTGTGTAGCTAATAATATCCCTGGATTTGCATGTGCAGATCATGGTAATGCTGCCTCTCTGTTTCACATGACTAGAATTAAAGAAAAAGTTATTGGTATTCCAAGTGTTGGTCTGTACGTATCGCACGGAGATCATAAATTTTACTTAAATGGTTGGGCTGTCTCTAATGAAGGATATAGAAACTTAGTAAAATTAGCATCTGTTGGATGGGCTAATAGAGTTGATATCTCTAACATTGAATTTCCCCTAATTTCATTAGATGAAGTTGTTAAATATAAAAAAGGCATTGTGTTCGGTATTCCTGGTATCAATGGTCCAATTAAAGATTTACTAATCTCTAGGCAGTATAATTCAGCTGTTGAGCTACTTCAATATTTAAACAATAATCTAGATATTAGGTTAGAGCTTGCGGCAGTTGATGTTTACCATTACTTTGATTATGATATCGGCTTCAGACCTTTTAACGTCGAGGGTGGCAATATTCAGAAGCATATTAATAACTTCTATTACGAACAATCTAAAGCACTAAATATTAAACTAGTGCCAGTTTCTGATGCCCACTTCATCGATCCTATAGATAAAGTTATCCAAGATTGCGTATCTAGGAATTCATATAAAGATGGTAGATATTATCATGAATCTAGACATGTAACTAAAGCTACAGAAATGTACTCTATTATTTATAGTCATTTAGATGGTAAATTATCAGAGTCTGAGTTTAATTCAATGATCTTTAATACGCACGAGATCATGAATGAGGCTTCATCTATTAAAGTTAAGCACGAATACCACTTGCCTAAAATTAATATCCCAGATGCTATTAAAGACAAAACTGACGATTACAATATGCAGACATATTACTATATGATGCAGAAAATTAAAGAACATGGTCGTTGGAATAACTCACCAGAGTATGTTGAGCGCTTTAAGAGAGAAGTTGATGTAATCATGAAAAATGACACACTAAACTTTCTACCTTACTTCTTAGTTTATGAAGATGTTTGTGCTTATGCTCGATCATCTGGCTTGATGCAGGGTATTGCGCGTGGATCTGCTGGTGGATCTTTATTGAGTTACTACTTGCAAATTATTCACGTCGACCCAGTAGCTACAAATTTACCTTTCGAACGTTTCTTAAGTCACGCACGTATTAGAGCTGGTTCTTTCCCAGATATTGATCTAGATATCGCAGATCGTGCAAGACCTATGGTTATGAAATACTTAAAAGATAAATATGGTTTAGGTTTTGCTCAGATAGCTACATTTAATAAAATGAAGACAAAGAACGCTATCAAAGACGTTATGCTCTCGCTGTATGGGCGAAACAGAAACGATATAGAGGTAAAAGCTATATGTGATTCTATTCCTGATTCACCTCAGGGTGTTGACGAGCATGATTTTCTATACGGATATACTGACCAAGAAGGTATTGAACATAAAGGACAAGTCCAAACCAATCAGATGCTTGCTAACTTCTTTAAGCAGCGTCCAGAAGTTGAATCTATGGTTAGAAAACTATTAGGTTCAATTCGTGGTTGGTCTAGACACGCTTCTGCATTTGTTATCTCTACATTAGATCTTTCAGATGGCCGCGTACCGACAATGCTTATGTCTGATAAAGATATTGGCGATATATTAGTTACACAATACGATGCGTCTATGGTTGAAAAATCTGGCTTAGTGAAGGCAGATATCTTAGGTATCAAAACTTTAACTATGGTATCTGACTGTATGGATCTTATTAAAAAGAACCATGGTGTTGATTTTAGAGAAACTGAAAAAGGTGTTCCGTATGTTTATAGATTACCAGATGCAGATAAAGGTGTGTTTGGTGATTTTTATAATAAAGATACAGATTCTAGTTTTCAATTTAATACTGAGTTAATTAAAGGATATGCACAAGAATTCGCCCCTCTAAATAGAGCAGATTTAGCCTCTATGACCGCACTATGTCGTCCTGGTGCACTAGATGCTCCACTATATGATACAACTGCTGCGCAATACTTTATGGACGTTAAGAACGGTAAAAGAGAGGTTGAATACTTGCACGAAGACTTATCTATTATCTTAAAAGACTCTAATGGCGTTTTTGTATACCAAGAAGAGGTTATGAGATTTCTAGTTGAAATCGTAGGGTATTCTTGGGAAGAGTCTGACGTTATTAGATCTGCTATCGCGAAAAAGAAACACGAAGTAATCATGAACACTTTCACTAAGATTCGTGAATCTTGCTCTAGTCGTGGCTGGACAGATGAAGCTATTGAGACTATTTGTCAACAAATCATGGCATTCTCTCGATACTCTTTCAATAAATCTCACTCTTATGCATACGCTGAGACAGGTTATATTACTCTATTCTTAAAACACCATTACCCTTTAGAGTGGTGGACTGCTGTTTTAAATAATGAAGACAACCAAGATAAGACTAGAAAATATATCGCTTATTTAGGCGATAAAGTCATGCCACCTAGTTTAAAATACCCAAATAATGAATTTACCATCCAAGATGGAAAGATAGTGACGCCAATATCTTCTGTTAAGTCTGTAGGTCCAGCTGCCGTTAATGAAATCGTAAGTAAAGGTCCTTTTACTTCTATAGAAGATTTTGTAGAGAGAATTAATCACTCTAAAGTTAATATCGGTTCAATGTCTGCTTTAATTAAAGCTAGAGCGGCAGATGACTTCTTTATAAACGATGACTTTGTTGACTACATCAACAGCACATCTGAAGACAACTACATTGAAAGACGCATTGCTTTTATGAAGAAATATGTTTCTCTACGTAAGACAAAAACAGAATTTAAAGATGAAATGTACGATTTAAATCCTATTAAAGTCTTCTTACAGGAAAAAGAATATAACCTATCTTTTAATAAGACTTTGCTATCTGATGCTGCTATCGGTAAGATTCTAGAATCTAAGTGGCCTGCATTAAAACCTACAGGAAGAAAAGGTATCCCGTATAGAATGCAATCAGCCCTAGGTCCTGAAAATGACATATATGTTTTAGGCTCTATTAAAGTTGCTGATGGCTTTATTAAGAAACAATACGATAAAGAAATATCAATGATGTTGTTATTTGATAGTTCTTCTTATACTACAGGTGTTTCTAAAAAATCTGGAAGACAGTGGCATAAAGTGTCTGTAATGTTATCAGATGGATATAACATGCTTGAAGCTATAATGTGGGATGCTAAGAAAGCGTTAGGTTGGCCAAAAGACAGTATCGTTTACATTAGAGGTAAATTAAAGGCTGGTTGGAAAACACCAGTGAGTATCGACATTGAAGAAATTGAACGTGTAGAATAACTAAATAGGAGTAATTATGTTAAAATTTATTGTAGTTAAAGAGTTACCAGAAGAATTAAAAGAAGGAGATTATCTTTTAGATAAACCATCTTTTTTAGATGAGATTAAATTACATTCAGCTAAAAAACCTAAGAATGGACTAACTGGTAACTTTTATATTAGAGCAGTTGTGGACTCTATTGCTCAAAAATATGATCCAAACAATATGACCGCATATTCAGTAAAGAGTCATAAATATGAAGGTTTACCTTTTAACTCTGATGAAGAGTTTGATGCTATTATAGTAGGTGCATTAAAGCAAGACTACCCAGATGTGTTTCCTAAATATCTAGAATACAAAATTAGAAATAGACCTAGAAATACAGAGCGAATTGTTTATGTTAATTCTTTAATAAAGAATCAATATGAAATTTTTTACCAAAATGGTTTCATAGAAGAGAAGCAAGAGAAACCTAAAAAAGAGACATCAGGTAAAGTAGTTGGTAAACCTGCTATCACTAAAGAACAAGCAGAAGCTCTGAAAAATCAAGCAGAAGCTCTGAAAAATCAAGCAGAAGCTCTGAAAAATCAAGCAGATAGCTAAAATTCTATGTTTAGTAAAATACGATGGTATAATTTATTCACGGCAATTATGCCCTGTGAATAAAACTATGAAGGAGTATCTATGTCTATTACAAGTAAGATTAAGATTAATATGGACTCTCTTAAGAGTCGTCGTGAATGGAAACGCCATAAAGTAAAAGATGGCCATAATATATTCAGAATTCTCCCTCCATTTGGAGAAAGTTCAAACGGTTACCCATATAGAAAATGGCAAATTATCTGGGGATTACAAGATCCAGAGTCAGGTCGTCCGCGTCCATTTGCATCTTCTATGACTTCTGAAAAGAAGTGTCCTATAACTGAGTATGTTCAACAATTAAAGAAAAAAGCTGAAACGTTAAAAGCGAAACTAGCCGCTTCTGGAGTTTCTGAAGAAGAATCAAAAGAGCGATTAGCTTCTCTTAATAAGCTTATTTCAGACTTAAGTCCAAAAACCGTTTATATCTATAATGCTGCAGATAAATCTGGAGAAGTAGGTCTTCTAGAACTTAAGAGCACTGCTCACAAGAAAATGAAAACTGAAATGGCTAACTACATCCAAGACTATAATCAAGATCCTACATCTTTAAATTCTGATGAAAATGATTCAGGTGTGTGGTTTGATGTTACTAGAACTGGAATGGGTCGCGATACAGAATACGATGTTAAACGTGTATCTATTAAATCTAAAAATCCAACAACTGGAAAATTATCTTTTGAAGATGATAGAACTCCGCTTCCAGACTCTATAGTTGAAAACTATCAAAATATGGCATACGATCTTAGTTCAGTTTATCAAGTTAAGTCATACGATGAATTACAAGAGATATTAGAAGCTAACCTACCTTCTCTTATCGAGATCTGCCCAGATGCAGACCTAACTCAAAATATCACTTTTGAGTCTCCTACCCTTAAACAAGAGACGAAACAAACTCCTACAAAAACACAAGGTACAAAGACTGTGAATGTTCGTTTAGATGACGAAGATGATGAAGAGATGGAAGCAGCTCCAGTATCAAAACCTACATCTCGATCAGCAGCTAAAGCTCAATCTTTTGCTGATGACGATTTTATGGCAGAGGCTGACGCACTTCTTAACTCTTAAAAGGAGTTAATATGAACGAAGATAATCAATTGGCTACAATTGATATCGGTCGTCTTACTTCTTACTTAAGTAAAGTAAAAGAAATTGCGTCCATCAATAAAATGATGGGCGCAACATATCTTAGAGACTTTATCGAAGGACAAGATGTTGCCGGTCAATTAGTTGCTAAAGCTGTTCAAGAAGATATTAAAGCAAAAGCAAAACTAGAGCAAGCAGAAGCTATTGCGTACTTAGATTATGCATCCGACTACTTAAAATCTAAAGGTATTAAAGATAGTTCTGAGGCTCGTAAGCGATATGTAGATATAGATGATAATGTTATTGCAGCCAAAGAGCATAAAGCAAAAACTGAAGCATTGGTATCATTAATGAAAAATAAACTGTCTGTACTTAGACAGGCACATGATGATCTAAAGAAAATCCTTTACGGCGATCAACAAACTACTGGTTGGGAAGGTATGTAATATGAGTAAGTGGATGTCAAAATTAACTGCAGATTTTGGAGTTGTTGCAGAAGAATTAAATACAAAACTCCCACCTGTTCAACCTACTAGGTCTCCATCATTGAATTGGGCTACTGGCGTAGGTGGTTTTCAACCTGGTAAAGTATCTGTTCTATATGGACCAGAATCTTCTGGTAAGTCATTACTTGCTATGATGGCTGTAGCAGATTATCAAAAGAAAGATAAAGATGCAATCTTTATTTGGTTTGATGCTGAATTTTCTTTTAATCTACCTCTCTTTAAAAAGATTGGTGGAGATTCAACTAGATTAGTTATCCGTAAATCTAATGATCCACTAAAGATCTTTGATTATATTGGTGGTGAAATGCTAGAGATGTTGCAAGATGGTGCTCCAATTAGAGGTATTATTATTGACTCTATTAAGGCAATTAGATACCCTAAAGAATCAAATATGAAGCAGACAACTGACCAAAAAATGGGTGGTACTGGCGCTTCTTATCTTCCATCTGCATTAAAATTAATCATTCCTGTTATTGCTGAATATAACCTATTAACATTCTTTATTCAACAAGTAACTATGGAAATTGATCCAATGAAAGCTTTAAGAAACCCGTTTGTTATTACAGAGGGAAGAGCTTTAAAACATGCTGCAGATCTAATGCTAGAGATTGTTAAATTAGATACTAAAAATGGTGTTGTTGAGAACGGTGAGACAATCACTGGCGCTGCACAACAAGTTGGACATAAAGTTCGTATTAAAGTTAAAAAGAATAGATTGGGTGCTCCAGCTCGTCAAGCTGAATTTACATACCATTATGACCACGGTATCATCGACACTGCCATAGAAATCTTTGAATTAGGTAAATCTTTAGGTGTTATATTTCATCCAAAGAACCCTGAGACTGGTAAAGAGAACGTACAGATGTGGCAATTTGGTACCTATGCACCTATTAGAGGTGAAGCTAATATGTTAGAGTTTGTTAAAGAGTCTACATCCATTCAAGATGAGATCTTGCAAGCTTGCTATGGGCATAAAGATGTTGCTGTAAAACTAGACTCATCTGGCGTTGTTATTGAAGAAGGTGATGGTCTTTCAGATATTGAAATTGATCTGTGAGGTTTCATGATAAACGAACTTTGCATGGTTATGGAAAAATGCTACGATCGTGGGTGGATAACCACCCGCGACGGTAATGCTTCTTTTAGAAGAAAATGTAGTAAATTCCTATACATTACTCCTTCTGGACAAAGAAAGAATGTATTGAGGGTTGAGGATATTATTAAGATGACTGTTAAAGATGGTGAGTTAATAATTCCATCTGGAACTAAGCCATCTGGCGAGCTCCATATGCATTGGAATATCCAGAAAACTGGTGATAAAACGCAGTCTGTACTGCATGTCCATCCAACTCATGTTATCGCTGCTATGTATGCTGGATGGGATCTACAAAAGATATCAGAACATTTTCCAGAGTTAAGTAGATATACTAAAGTAGGGAAAAATGTTCCAGTTTTACCAGTAACTTCTAAGATATTAGGTGATGTTACTTGGGATCATATTAATGGATATGATATTGTCGGTCAAGATAGGCACGGTGTCTGCTCCATTGCATATGATCCTTGGGCAGCATACGAACACGTGGAACGTTTAGATCATGTATGTGAAATAGTATTAAAGTCTGGTATAAAGCCATGATTAATACTAGATATTTCATAGATGATGAGTTAGTCGATATGTCGTTCGATAACATAGAATCTGTAATTAACTCTCTGTCTTTACTGTATTTAGATAGAACACATAAAAAACCCAGATTACGTTTATGTCCCATGAACTGTTTTATTAATTTTTAAAATTAACGATTAATTCACAGATGGCTCATTCAACGGTAGGTACTCTTAGATTTTATACATACAATGGGCCTATAGATATTAAACCAGTTAGAGATTCTAAAGGTATGTTTAGATATGCTGGTAGTGAAGAAGGGTATAAAAACTACTTAATTGATAAAGAATTTGAAAAGATATTCTTTGGAGTTAAAGATGAAGATTAATTGGTTAGTATCGGCTGGTTTGGTGCCAACCCTACATGATATAGATAATGCATGCAGAAAGTTCCTTACCTCCTACGGTCGTAATCCTGATACAGTAACGATGTCATCTAAATACTACGAGATGTTACTCGCGAGCCTACCTAGACAAATAATTCCTCTAGAGAGCGGTAAAGAATACAGATTCTTTATTCCAGCTATAACTGGAGGTCTAATAGAGTTAGTTGTTTCAAACGATGAAACGTTAATTCATTCTAACACAACAGATCCCATAAACTATATAATAGTTGTTGAGAGCAAGAAGGTAGAAGCTGCTTTTGAAAAGCACGTATTGGGGCAACCATGAAGGTTCTTTTTATAGGCGACCCACATCTTAAAATCAATCGCTTTGATTTAGCTAAATCATTTTTAAGTTGGATAAATGGAATCATCTTGAAAGAAAAACCAGATTTAGTGGTAAATCTTGGAGATACTTTTGATACGCATGCTGTAGTTAGATCAGAAGTTATGACTGAATTCATGAATCATGTATCATCAACTATAAAAACATGTCCATACGTATATTTACTTGGCAACCACGATCAATATAAACCTAATGATAGTAAATATCATGCGCTTAAGCATTTAAAAGCAAAGATAAAAGATTTCTATGTAATAGATGAAGTTGTAGATCTATACGGTATAACATTTGTACCTTATGTCCACAACCCAGAAGAATTTCCAAAACAAACGCTTGAAATCTGTGTCGCGCACCAAACCTTCAAAGGCGCAGATTTCGGAGACATTACCACGAAAGATGGCGTTGATGCGTCTAGCGTACACGGCGCACAACTCATCATCAGTGGACATATACATAAACGGCAGCGCATGGCCACCGGAGGACAAGAGGTCTTATATTGTGGTAGTCCGTTTTCTCAGAGTTCTTCAGACATTAATCAAATTAAAGGCGTAAGCATAATAGATACCCTCTCTTTAAAAGAACAATTTATTCCTTGTCCACTCCCAATGTGGAAAGGTTTAAGTTATGAAATTACTGAATCATTTTCTGCAGATGATATACATGAAGATTTAATGCAGCAACTAAATGACATAGATCATTGGATTGTTGAGATTACTGGACCTAAAGCAGAAGTTTTAGGATATGTTGGCTCAAAAAAGGCAAAGAGTCTCACTACCGGTCGAGATCTTAAAATCAAGCCAGTATTTACAGATAAAGAAAAGAAACAAATCCGCATCGAAGCTGTTTCACTTGGGAATATTGTATCAGAGTATATAGATAAGGTGTATAAAGGATCTTTAGATAAAGATATTTTAAAGGCTGAATCTCTTAAGTTATTAGAGTCGGCTAATAATGGCTCTCATCTGGTATAATTAAGTTATAGTGAGAGACACTAGGAGACTAAATGAGTCGTGAAAAAGAAATTAACTTAGACGAATATGTCGATCAAAGACGATGGCTATTAAACAATGGCCTAGTTACTGATGACGTTAAGAATCAGTTGTTCTTTTGTGGCTCTATTGTTCATAAAGAGGTACAGGCAGTTGAACTAGACCTTATCCCTGAGAATAAACATGTCTCCTATAAGATATATGTTGAAAAAGATTTAATGCAAAAGATCGATAAATATCATTCTCTCTCTAAGTCTACATCGCTATTCGGCATGTGGCGCTTTAAAAGATTCTTAAAAAGAGAAGGATCTTTGGATTTTCAGCAAGTTTTAACTAAATTCGTTAAAGACTTCTGTGGGCCTAAATGGAGCGTTTCTGTCGAAGTGGTAGACTTTGATACCTATGTTGAAGGACTTGGAGAGCAAAGTGAAGCCGACGGAAACAGCCAGCAGCATAATCAATTGCCTAACTAATGATGAAGATTTAAGACAAGACCTTTGGGTTTATTACTTATCTGGTTCACCAGTTGAGAACCTTAATTCGCGCTTAGAGAGTATTAAAAAAGAATATTCAGATCATCTTGAGTTGCAGAAAACTATATGGCAACTTATAAATCAACCACTTCCATTAGATCTATCCAATAAAATTAAAAGTAATTTTACTGAATATGAACGAAGTATAATAATATGTTTAATGCTTGGGTTAGAGGTAGAGAAAATATCTAATATAAAAGGTATTAGTCAAGTACGTATTAGGCAATCCATAGCAACAATAAGGTATAATAGTGTCTGGGAAGAAATATATGGCACTAAAGAAAAATCTAAATAATGAAGAAAAATACGGTCTCTCTGAAGAAGAGATCAAATTAGCTACAAAGTACCTTAGAAAGCATAAGACTGCTGGAGCTCTTAATGATCTCGATGCAGCTAAACTCTATGAGTTATATCTTTTAGGTGACTCAATTGGTAAAATTGCACAACAATTTCCCCAATATCCTATAGGTCAAATTGCCTTAACTGCAGCATTAAGGTATTGGCCTAAAGACAGAGATAAGATGCTCCATACTTTACAAGATAGGGTTAGAGCTAAAGTTGTTAAGTCAGTTTTAGAGCAAGTTGACTTTTTAACAGCTATGATGTCAGTCGCAAATGCTGAACATCTAGAAGCTATGGTTAAATACATCCAAGACCCCGTAAATGCGCCAAAACCTAATATGCGAGTTACAAATATTAAGGAGTATAAAGATGTTGCTGAGACACTTTATAAGATAGTCGCTGGTGCAACTGGCAGCGGAACAGGTAAAGATAAGCAAAAATCTCCAATGTTTGATGCACTAACTTCACCTAAACCTAAATTTTTAGAAAAAGAAGAGTGCGAAGAGGAAGAATTAGATATTAACACTCTAGCTGCAGCATTGCCAGCAGCTTCAGGTAAAGAATAATGGCTAAGAAAAAGGTTGTTAAATCATTAACATTAGAGCAAGAAAGAAAGCTTCTTTTAAAGCCTTGTAAAACTCGAGATGAGTTGAAGGCTTTTATAAAATATTTCTTTAACCTTGAGTTACCAGATGTTACAGTATCCAGATATTCAGACACTAATCCTCTACAAGTTATATGGGAAGTTTATGATATCTGTGTAAATAAAAACAATCCAGAAAGAATTAAAGAGTTACTTTTCGTCGCTGGTCGAGGATCTGGTAAAACTTTAGGTATGGCTATTGCAGAGCTTATGGTTCTATTGCACGATAAACGAGAAGTTGTGCATGTTGGCGCCATCTTAAATCAGGCTGAACGATGCTATGCCTATCAGAAAAACTTTTTATATAATAAAAAATTAAAGCCACTAGTGATGCCACCAGACTTGCCAGAAGATCAAAGAATTTTAGAAAAAGCTAATATGTCTAAATCTTTATTCAATATTGGTGGTGAAAAAATAACACTAGAGGTTATTCCATGTACACTTAAAGCGTGTAATGGACCCCACGTTCCACTAGTCGTAGTCGATGAGATTGATACTGTTTCTGGTGAAGGTGTTAAAGCTTTCGCAGAGATTAACGGTATGTTAGATACTAGACCAGGAAAAGAAGCGTTAAGAGTAGGTATCTCTACACGTAAAACTAGATATGGTCTAATGAATAGACAGATTGAGAACGCTGAAGTTGAGGGAAGAACTGTAAGACGTTGGACAGCTTTTGAATTCATGGAAAGGTGTACGGATGAGAGATCTGGAACAAGAAAGATTCCACTCTATGTTATTCAAGACAAGATGGAAGTTTTAACTGAAGAAGAGTTCTTAAAAAAAGATAAAGTTAAACAAAAAGATTATGTAATGCACGAAGGTTTTGAGGGCTGTGCAAAATGTCCTATATTCTCTATATGTTTAACTGATGCTAAAAAACAAACATCTAAGTCACCAATGTTAAAAAACCTAGATATCGACTTAATTCAAAAAGTTAAAGCGGGTGGAGCTGATTGGGCTCTTGCTCAGCTAATGAACTTAAAACCTTCAGTAGAAGGAATCATCTTTAGAGAATTTGAAGAGAAGGTACATGTTAAGGATTGGAATGAAATGTGGCAAATATTGACAGGAAAAGAGTTTCCTGGCTTATGTACGCATGATATATTTGTTAATAAGTGCCACGAAATGTCTCTTCCATGTTATGCTGGGATTGACTGGGGATACTCATCGCCCAATACTGTAGTGTTTTTCTTTCTGGATAAGAGAGATAATGTGTATGTGGTTAAAACAGATGGTATGACACAAATCTCCACTCCTACATGGATACACCATATAAAGACAAAATACCATTTAAAATATAGAGTTCAATTATATGTGCCGGATCAAGCGGATCAGGGTGCAATAGATGAAATGAGAAAAGCTGGATTACCTGCTCACAATGATGCTAAAAAGC